CCCGATGACAGTCGATGATGGCCATTTCACAAGACATCAAAAATGGCAGAGCGCCATCGCGTTTCGTCAGGGGTGGATTACTCATCGACAGGAAATCGCCACTTGCTTCCGCTCGATGTCCGGTTGGACTGCTGAGACTTTTGGGAAGCCGACCGAGACTTGGCTGCAATCCTAGCTGCCCCCAGGGCTATTTCAATGCCCCGGTGAACTTGTTCATCGGTCATGCCGACAGCAACGGCGCCGTTCGCGGTCTCCAGGAACAGTGTTCCCAAAATCGCGGCGCCGGTCTCCGCCGAAGGCAGACCTGCCATCTTGAACCGCTCCGCGGTGTCCAGCTCCCACTTCTTAAGTCTTTCGTAAGCCAAGCGGCTCAAGTCCCGTATCAGAGTTTCTTCACTCATGACAGTGATCTCTTTCGTTCATCGCGACCGCAACCGTAGCCGATGACCCAACTATAGAACTTCCAATCATCTCGATAGTTTGGGGGCAGCCATGCATCACCTTTGAGCGCAGCGCGGTAGCCTTTCTTCATCACGGCGAGCAGCTTGGGATCGCCTTCGGCCTCCTTGACCACACGCTTGGTAAGCCGCTCCCAGTTTCGTCTCATTACTTCCCTTACTTCCTTGTTTACTGCTTCCTTACTCATTTTGTTTTCCTCCTTCCAAAACGAGCAGACGAAGGGGCGGCATCCCCTAACGCCTGCTCGGGCGCGTCGTAGTCAAGGAAGCAGAGCGGCGGCGCACTTCTCCCGGCGCTTGCTTTCTTCCAACGACGGCGCGCCAACAACGCGACGAAAGGGCGCCCATCAGGGCGCCCTTTTTCATGGTCGCACCATCTGCCGAATGTCGATCAAACGCTTCTCCAGTTCATCCGCCTTGGACAGGAGCTTGGCGGCAGTGGTGCGGCACTCCTCTACTTCCTTGGTAGCCTTGGCGAGGACCTCGTCGATCAGCGCGTTACTGGCAAGCGGACCGAAATTGACCTCTCGGATCTCCTCCACCCATGCCTGCGGGCAGCCGAGGTTTTCAGCGACTTTCTTGTCGGTCCAGTCGCCCGAGTAACCGTGCTTTTCGTCCAGATACACATCATTGAGCTTGTCGAATATCAGCCGGCGGTTTTCGTACCCGAGGACTTTTGGCTTGACCTCCGGCGACGTCGCCAGCGCAGGCGTGGACACTTCATAGAGGTGGGTGTCTTTTGTTTTCATCGGCTTCTTCTCCCTGCAATCCGGGCAGCGATGGCGTCCTGGCGTATCGCCCACTTCCCAGCCCACTTGCTCGAATCTTCGGGTCGCCACCTTGTTCTCGGTCGCGACGGCGGATGACTTACCCTGGAAGGTGTTCATCTTCGTCGTCTCGATCTTGCGACAGCGCCCGCATCGGATCGCCAGGGCGCGAACCGGCTTGCCGTCGATGCTTACCTTCCCCAGCTCGAACAGGGCCAGCTCGCTCGCCGATACGCCGCGCTCTTGCCGCCTGTTGCTGGAGTCCTCTCGGTAAGTCATTCGTCCTTCCTTGCCAGCTGTTCGATCGCCCACCCACTCAACCCGGTGGCCAGATCGTAAGGCTCCACTTTCAGCTTGGCTTCGTTCTTGCCAATGGCTCGGGTGCACAGCTCGATCAAATCATGGAATCTGAGATCAAAAATGCACTGTGCTGTCATGCGCAGCGCATCTGACTGCGTTTGCTGCGACAGCGTGTCGGCCAACGCGGTGAGTAACTTGGCATCATTCGGCGCCGGCCGTCGCGGCGCATAGTCCGATGCATCGCGCTCGGGCGGCGCCCGCGCCGGCACTTCCACTATCGGCGGCAGCGTCGGACGCGCGGGTTCGCGCGCAAAAATACGTTTGGGGAAGACGGTGTCGCTCTCGAAGTTGCTGCTATCGCTCATTGGTACTTTGCTCCTTTGTTGTGACTATTGCCCTGCCTCGCCTCACCGTACCCAACCAAACCGTGCCACACCCAGCCCAGCCCAGTCCTCGCCTTGCCTTGCCCTGCCCGGCCACACCAAACCAAACCAAGCCTTACCGAGTCCTTGCCTTGCGATGCCCAGCCCGGCCTCGCCATGCCCCGCCCCACCTAGCCACACCGCGCCCCCGTCCTCGCCTTGCCTTGCCCAACCGCACCCTGCCGCGCCGTGCCATGCTGTACCCAACCCAGCCCCGCCACGTCCTCGCCTTGCCTCGCCTTGCCCTGCTCTGCCCGGCCCAGCCCAGCCCCGCCACGTCCTCGCCTTGCCTTGCCTTGCCACGCCAGACCACGCCTAACCTGACCGGACCAAGCCCCGCCTCGCCTAGCCTTGCCATGTCCTCGCCTTGCCCTGCCTTGCCTGACCAAGCCTTGCCGCGCCGTGCCCAGCCTCGCCGCGTCCTCGCCTCGCCACGCTTCACCCCGCCCAGCCTCACCAGACATTGCCACGCCCCGTCCTCGCCTCGCCCTGCCTTGCCCGGCACAACCTCGCCTTGCCTGACCATGCCATGCCTCGTCCTCGCCTCACCTTGCCCCGCCCTGCCGTGCCCGGCCGCGCCCAGTCCCGCCATGCCGCGTCCTCGCCTCACCTTGCCGCGCCCTGTCGCGCCGTGCCATGCCCCACCAAGTCCTCGCCTTGCCTTGCCGCGCCCGGCCCAGCCTTGCCTGACCCGGCCTAGCTTCGCACCGCCGGACCCCGCCCAGCCTCGCCTTGTCCTTGCCCTGCCATGCTTCGCCACACCAAGCCCAGCCAAACCAGACCGAGCCCAGCCGAGTTCTCAAACACCGGCTTTAGCCAGTGCCTTGTCGAGTTCTTCGTTGAGTTTCTCCAGGGTTTCCCACAACGACGGATGGCGGTCCGGCGGTGGGAATAGTTTATGTTCGCAGGCATCGAGGAGCTGCCGCGCGGACAAAAGGTAGGATTGCCCCGGAGCGCTTTCCATCGCCTCAACCTGAGCTTTGGTGAGTTTCTCACCGGCCAGATGGCGGACCGACCCCTTGAGGGGAATTTTTCTTAGTTGCTTCACTCCGGCGATGGTTTCCTCAATGGTGGCGTATCTCGCCTTGAGGATGCGCAAGTGCGAGATCGAAGTCCGCAGCATGGCACAGAGGTCGATCTCTTTGAGCTTGAAGCGTTCAGCGATGTCGAGGACTTTCAGCGTATCAGCAGTGCCGAGTTTCAGCCCGACACCGGTGTTCAGCATGACCGCTTCGCGAAACATCTCGGTCTCGCTGGTGTAGGTCTTGAGAACGGCTTCTATGGTCTTCGCTTCCCGGCGAAGCGCAGCATGGTAGCGATGTACGCCGTCGACGATCCGTTTGGATTTTTTCTCGACGATGATGGGCGGCAGGACGATGCCGCCCTCCAGAGCTTGGATCATCTCTTTGATGTGATGATCGTCAACGTTTTGGCGAGGGTATATGCTTTCATCGAACTTCAGGCTGGCGATAGATACTGAAGTCGTCGTTGTCATCGTGATTTCCTTTTCTTGGTCATCGGTACGAAGTCAGCGCCGTTGGTGAAAGCGGCTGTGTAACGGCCAAACGGACCTTTCTTGCCGACACGGTAGTCAAGCACGCCGGGAAATTTGCCACTCTGCTGAATGACGGCGAGGATCAGGTTCTCGTCGATGGTGTCCTCGTCGAATTCCAGCTCCAACGGGCAACACCAGTCGCTGATCTTTGGCCGCGAGCGCAGCACGCCTTGTTTCTGCACAACAACACGACGAGTGTCGATAACCCACTCACCAAGCAGATCGTCTGCTGTCTTGGGCTCGGGCGTGCTCATGATGGCGTCATGGTCGCTATTGGCGCGATAGAGCGGACAGTATTCGTTGCACAGAAACACCGACGCAGCGAACCGCTTGGTCATGGTGGTGCGCCCCTTACGGGTGGGATCGCGGATGTCTCCAGAGGCGATGAGACCAGCTTCCCTGAACGAATCTGGTTTGATGTAGAGCTGTCCACTAGGCATGATATAAAGCGCAGCACGAGCTTCATCGAGCGGTGGTGGAATCTTCTTGCCGCCACGCTGCAAATCCTCGCCGCCGCGACGCATCGCTGCGGGATTGTGCATCAAAATAGGACTTATTCCGGTAACCGTTATTTTCACGAGTTTCATTTCTGGTTTCCTTTTCTGTTGGTCAATCCCAGCCACCCGCACCGGCGATGAACGGATTGCGGCGCTCGCCGTGCACGTCCTCGATATAGAACGGCGACGAGGACAGGTGTCGCAGCTCGGGCCGGCGCCGCAGTGCTTCCTGCAGCGGCTCGCACGGTATCTGCATCAGATCGTGTGCGGTGAGCCCGTAGAAGTACAGATAGCCCCAGGGCTTGGTGTCTGGTTTGAACAGCAGCACCCGGGCGCATTTTTCCACGTTGAGGTACATGTGGTTTCCTTCCGCGGTTACTTTGCCTTTTCGAGCCAGACCTCCATCGGCCTGGGGCCGATGCGACCAGTCGTCACCAGCCTTCGGTCAGCTCCGGCAAGCTTTTTTCTCATCGCGCTGAGCATGACTAAGATGGCGTGCCTCGCGTAGAATGAACGGTTCTTCTTGCCGTAATACCGATCAGCCAACCATTCGGTAGTGACCCTGTTTTTCTTTTTCTCCGGGATCATCTCGTAAAGACGACTTTCGGAGACAGAAAGACGTGCATGGGCTCGATTCATTTGCTTTACTCTCCTCTCAGAAGCAAACGCTGTCTCAGTTTGCGTATCTTGATCTGAACGACGAAAATCCCGATGTTCGCAAGGACCAACATGAGATCGAACATCACCATCGGATACCGTCCAGCCTGAAAAGCCAGCCATGCAACGTACAGCGCGCACGCACCGGCGAGCACGGCTGCGGCTTGTATAGCGTAAGTCAGTCGTTTCATGTTCACACCTTGACGATGGTCTTGGCGATGGTGGTGTAGGCATCGTCATCCAGGTGGTCAGGAAAAAACTTCGCCTCGTCGCCGGGCGCGGCCATGTAGGGCATCAGCTTGGGCTGGACCGACACCATCACGAACTTGAAAGTCTTACGACCGGCGCGCCAGCGGGCAACGAGACGATGGTTGCCATCGATCAGCGTATGTTGACCGCGATCCGGCCAGTACAGCATGACGCCAGGGCGTTCCAAGTGCTCGCCTGTGATCCGCGCAATGTGAGGCTCCTCGACGCCACCGCGCTGCAGGACGTTCTCGACGAGCTTCTCGTTGAGAAGGACTTGATGAGTGGAGTACAGCAGCCAGCCCGCCAAGATCGCATCCTTGATGCCACGCACATCGAACAGGATAGCGCCCTCGTCATCGGTTTGCAGTGTGAAGATCTCGCGACGCTCTTCGATCTGCACGATGACATTGCCGTCAGCCAGTTCCATACGCGCGCGTTCAGTCCGCTGCATCTCTGCCGAAGCGACCCAGGCGAGGCCTTCGCGATCCTGCCGTGTCAAGGTCGACTTTCTGATCTGCGCCAACGGCTCTCCAGATGTCGTCATTTCGGTTTCCTTTGGAACAGCCATTCTCGGAGCATGATGGCAGGATCGTATTTTGGCGGCAGCAACACCAAAAACAGAACCACGGCCCACATGATCCAGGCGAACGTCGTCATGCCGTGGTTTCCTTTTCTGTCAGAACACGGGCCTCGTACTGGCGCAGCTGAAACGCCAGCGACGTGACTTCTTTCTTCACGTATTCAATGTCGCGGTATACCCAGCGCTGGCGCTCCAACCCCCGGAGAAATTCCTGCATGTCCGGCATCAGATCGCCGGCATGGCCGCAGTCAAACCCCCAGAACCAGTTGGGATCGCTGTCGTCCCACGGCAACGCACCGGCCCAGGTGATGCCACCGTGGACGTGCAGTGTCATGCCGATCGGAATCGTACCGTGCTTGTCTCCGTCGCCGAGCGCGTAGCACATCAGCGTCATCACCCCGACATCGTCGACGGTGCCTTCCTTGTCCTCGGGCCGCATGATAATGTGATCGTCGTAGTGCCAGCCAAAATAAGCGTGGGTAGGTGGCACGCCGACATAACCGCACAGGTGCCCCATCCCGGGAGCACGCTTGATCCGGCACGGCAGGCCGGTGCGCTCATCCGTCCACGACAGTTCGTTCGGCTCGGTCAACCAGGGCTCGGTCATCGCCGTTTTTCCATCATCTCTTCGAATTCTTTGGCCTGCTCTTTCGACACGTACTGCTGACCGCCGCACTCGCCGCACACGTCGCCGTAACCAGTACCCTGGCTAGAAAATCCAGAGCCGCCGCACTGTGGGCACGGCACATAGCCTGGAGGGCATTCACCCATCTTTCTTCTCTGCATTGATGGCGCGTTTGGTCATGCCCATGCGGGCGCAGCGCACGCACAGCAAAGCGCCTTTCTGCCAAGGGTGACCGCGGCAGATGTCCTTCTCCTTGGCGCTGCTGTTCTCGATCGGGGCCACGGGCTCAAGATTTTTGACGAGCATCCAGGCGGCGGGCTTGATGCCGCTGCGGTTGACCCTGGCGCAGTCGGGATCCTGGCACTCGGCCGTTCCGGGGAACCGTTGCAGTCCCATGGCATGCGCGCGGATCGGGTTCGACAGCGCTGCGCCCATAAGGTTCACTTGATGCAGCCATTCCTGGGCCAGCACGCCATGACAGTGGGTGTGCTTGTCGCCTTTCTCGTCGGTGATCGTCATGGTCATTTTGTCGTTCTCTCCTTCAACCATTCCTGAAAGTTTGCGGCCGCTTTGATTGCCTTGAGCAGCGCCGGACTGCCAGCGATATCGTGTATTTCCTGATCGGTCAGCGCACGGAAACCGGTCATATCGGCGTTAAAAACCATTAGCTGGCCGCAGTGGAGGCAGATGGTCGCATTGCCCGGTTTAGGTCGAGCGCTGTCATCGGTGGGGTGGGTGTAACCATCCGCGAGGCCGCCGCAGTTCATGCACTTTAGTTCGGTGTCGAGCTTACCACTCATTGCGCCGTACCTCGCACAGGCAGGAACCCCACCATGCGGCCTTTCATGTTGGAGTAATCACCGATCTCCAGCTCTTCGAGCTTGGCCAGTCCGCCTATGCGGTGGATCGCACGCGAGGCCATCAGCTGGCCACTTTCATAATCCTCTAAGCTGTAAATTACGGCCTCGGTGGTGCCGGGCTTGCCCTCCAGGCTGGTCTCACACAGCGCTTCGGCCGCGGCTTCCGTCTTGGTGCGATTCACCCAGGCTCCCGCGATGAACGCGGCGCGAATGATCCTCTTGCGCCGCATCCAATCCTGCATGACCGAGATCGCGGCACCCTTACCCAAGAACATGGGATGGAAGACAATCATGTGCGCGTCGCTCTCATCGACGAGGTGCCACATCGGCAGCACCTCGCCCTTCATGTCGAAAATTTTGACCGTGGTTCGGTCCACTGTTTCCAGCAAATCTCGGAGTTTTTGCATGTCAGTCCATCCTGCAAACTTCGAACGTCCGGTCTTTCTGGATAACGGCGACCCAGGAACAGGGATACACGACGACCAACTCGTCGCGCAGCTTGACCTGGGCCAGCGGCGCCAGGATAGGGTCGCCCGGGTACGCCAGACCATTTCCCGGGGTCAGACGGAAGCCGGAAAACGGGTTCCAGCCGCCGTAGTGCTGATAACCCTCGTGCAGTTGAACCTTGGCCGGCCGCGGATCGACTTCCGACAACATGGGGGCAAGGTAAGCAAGGTTATCGCGGTGGAAATTTTTATCGAGCAGTTCCCAGATCATTGAGGCAGCTCCATTCTCCAGCGGTGGCCGCAACAGGGACATTCCAGAACGACAGTGTCGCCGGCAGGCCAACCGTCTTCCTGGAAGAGTTCCTTGGCGTCGGGGTGCTGTATCTGCTCACCCGGCTCGGTGAGCCCAGGCTTCCACGGGTGAGCAGCTGTGCAGATGAACATCACAGGTCCATGTCCGGCTCGAACACGACAGTCCTTTCGGTGGCCTCCGCCAGCAGGCGCGCCTTGGCGGCGGGCAACATTGAGGCGGAGGCCGATATGGTCTTGCCGACGCGTAGCGCGCCGGCCTTTCCAACGAAATAGAACCCGCACGAGACACCTTGAAACGTGCGGGTGAATTTTCGGTAGTGGTCGTTGCCACGGGTGATCTCTTTTTCACCTCGTGCCAGCAGCGCCTTGGCAAGCTTATCCTGAATGGTCATGATCAGGCCTCGGCAATTCTCATCGATCTTGCAAATCCTGTAGGAATGCAGCCGATGACGATGGCAATGACGATGTCGACAGGAGCAATGAATATCAACACCGGCACGCGCAGCAAGGTCAGCATGACCGCGAGCCACGTGACCAGACCGATGTCTTTCAGCCGGGCGTACATGGCGATGAAGTAGTACAGCCCGGTCAGCCCCAGGATGACGAAGCCAATAGCAGCGCTGTTTGGCTGCCCTGTAGCGAGCAAAGCAAAGGCGGCGCCTCCGCCGAGCAGTCCCACAGGAAGAGTCAACGCCCAGTATAGTGATCTCGACATTCTCATGTTTTGGTTTCCTTTTTGGTTATAGGTGACAAATTCAGCAGCCTCAGATCGTCGATCGAAGACTGCAAAAGCTGTTTCGAAGAGCAGCATAAGCAGAAGCAGCACAGGAATGAACGCCATTGGTTTCCTTTCTTTTGTTGATGGTGACTTGCGAGGCTTGGCGGGTGATAGGGATCGGGGGCCGCACTTCAGTCTCGCCTTGTTCGGGGCTCTCACCCGACGCGCGCTGTCACCGCGCCTGCGTGGCGTTTTCCCCCGGACACATATCCTTCTCTATCTCATCGGCCATTTTGCGCAGAAGCATGGGAAGTGAACGTGTCAGGTCGTCGTCCAGCGATTGAACAGAAAAACCTGATCCCTTTTCACCGCCGAAGATCAGAAGCACGATACCCTCGGCCTTCGCCATCTCACGAACAACCGTGGTGAGATCGTCGTACTTTCCGGGTCCCGTCGCCATTTACTTCACCGCGCGAATGCGGCCTTCGCCTTCGGCGCGCTCCTTGCCGCGTTCCTCGTGCTGGGCCTGGGCAATGCGCTTCTGGATCGCGCGCAACCGGTCCAGGGCCTTGATGGTGCCCTGCATCGCAACGCCTAAGTTGTTCTCACTAACCGAGCGGGCGACATCCTCCAGCTCGGTGCAGATGGCATCGACTTTGTTTTTGATGTTCTTGATGAGATTCATGATGGATTCCTTTCACCACGACGCTCATATGTGCAAAAACAAAGAAAAAGTCAATGAGCATGTAAAAGTCAATGTTTACAAAGACTTAATTTTTGAACAGGAATTCTACTCACATTTGAGATCGTTCCGTTTGAGCAAACAAGGATCGCCGGGATCGTCTTGCGGCGGGCGCAACTCGATCACCCGCTCGGCCTCCGCCATCAGACGCTTCTGCTGCGCGCGCGCTGCTTCGATAAACTTGCGTGCCTTATCCTGATCCATCTTCTTGTTTCCTTTGAAATGCTGGACAGCGAAAGCGACTGTCGGTGGTCTCGCCGAAGGACAGGGAATCCGACTTGTGACAGACACCGATGATCGGCTGCTCTTTGGATTGGCTCCATCCAATGCAGGTCTCGCAGCAATTCGGCGGCCACCGCAGCCAGGAAGGAAGTCTAGTGATGCTCGACGTCATAGCGTCCTTTTCTCGGGCGGGGCAACAAGGGAAAGGAAACAAACCCTGCGCCCCGCCCGCCGCGGTCCCAGTCGACAATCATTGGACAACGGTGCCGCCGGGCGCGGGAACCAGGAGCTGCAGCAGGTTGACGGCTTTGTGTCCAGGCTCGAATTCTTCCAACCATATCGTCGGTTTGATTTTGCGGTCGAAACCGAACATATCCATCAACTGTGTCACAGCTGGGACGTTGGGCAACTTACCGGGCGTCGGCACACTCATCACAGCCTCTCATCGAGTTCGAGCTTCTCCGATGACGCATTGAACTTGGCGCGCACCGCAGCGCCGAGATCGATACCAAACTTCCACGCCAGCAGATCGGCAATGATGATCACATCGGCCAGTTCCATGGCGAGGTCACCTACAGTGGCGCGACTGCCGCGCATGCCCCAGGCTTCACGTTGCATTTTCTTGACGACATTGAGCGCTTCGCCGGCTTCACCGCCCAGCTCGACGGCGTGGAACAATCCGCTGGTTTTGCCGGCGGGGTCCCATTGGCGCTGGCGGGCAATGTTGCCGAACCGCAGCTCGGCGAAAGTCAGCGGATCGATCACGTCTCAGACTTCCTCTGTTTGTGCGAAAACTGGTTGCGATCGGCGGAATGTATCTCATTTTTGCCTGCCCCGCAGAAAACGCTCGAAGGCTTGTTGCGCGCTCATCTTGAAATGCACGCGGTCGAGCTTCATCTCGTCGACCGTATATTCGGCAACGCACACTCGAACCATGACCGGCTTGGCCTGGCCGCTGCGGTGCAGCCGTGCGATGGTCTGCTCCCACAATTCGGGGCTCCAGGTCGGCGCCAGCCACGCCATGTCGGCGCCGCCATGCTGCAAGTTCAAGCCATGACCGCCGCTGGCGGGATGCAGCGCCAGGAACGGCAACCGGCCGGCATTCCAGTCTTCGATGTTGCGGACGGCCGCAGCGTCGCCGATGCCGGCGCCAAGGTAAGGCAGATTGGCGCCGAGCACATCGTGCAGCAACGCTAGGTCTTCGACAAATTCATAGACCAGCAGCATCGGCGCCGTCGCGCTCTCGACGAGGTCGATCAGCCATTCCCGCTTGGCATCGTGAATCCAGTGCGGTACGGGCTTCTCCTCACTGTCGCTTTCGTAGATGAAACCGTTAGCGATCTGCGCCAGCTTGCCGGTGGCAATCGCCACCGAAGCCGCGGCAATGATCATGTCGTCGCCGATCTTCGCCACCAGTTTTTTCTGCATAAGATCGTACTGCCACCGTGCTCCCTCGGGCAATTCGACCTTGTCAATGATCACCGTCAGCGCTGGAAGCTCCAGCACATCGGCGGCGCTGATCGTCGTTATCCAAGGAGCGATCTCATTGTTGAGCCGATCCTCGACGCCCGGCTTCGCAACCCAGTCATAACCGTTGAAATCGGTCGGATAGAAATTGCAACCGCGCCATTTATAATAAGACCGACCCCACAGCTTTCCGCGCGTCACGATGCATGCCGGCATGAACAGATCGAGCGCACTGTTGGGCCGCAGCGTGCCGCTCAGGCCCCAGATCAGTTTCCAACGCTCGGCATACTTAGCCATCAGCTTGGAGCGCACCCCGGTCGGATTGCGCAGCTTCGAAATCTCGTCGATGACCAGCAGGTCGAACAGCGGGTGATCGGACTGGAACCTGAGCAATTCGTCGATCAGCCAGCCGGTGATATCGAGGCCGGCGATGGTCACGTCGCGTTGCTCGGCGCAGGCCAGTGTCGAGGAACGTTGCTTCGGCGGGCCTGTCAGCACGGCATGGCGCAGGCCGGCGACATGCGCCCAGGTTGCGATCTCCTCGGGCCACGTCACCCGCGCCACCCGTTTCGGCGCGATGACGAGCGCGTGGCGGATGACGCCATCGCGCTTGAGTTCGGCAATCGCGGTCAGCGCCGCTACAGTCTTGCCGTAACCGGGGCGAGCGGTGCAAATTGCCGAATCATGCTCGTAGAGGTGCGTCGCGATGCGCTCCTGATAGTGCCGCAGATCAGATGACTGTCTCATGGGCAAAAGGATTCTCGAAAGTGCGATTGAACGTGAGCTGGTTCGTCGTGTCGTTGCGTTGGGCGGACTGTGTGAAAAAGTTGTCGTTCTCGGTAAGCGCGGGTTCTTCGATCGCTTGGTCATCCTTCCAGGTGCGCGCATCATTTTCATCGAGTGCAAGCGCCCGCGAGGTGGTGTGATCTCGCCGCATCAACGACGTTACCACGCTGCATTTGCGGCGCGGGGAGCAACGGTCGCAGTGGTCAGGACCGCAGACGATATCAACCAACTGCTTGACCGACCTGTAATTTGTGATATCACAAATCAAATGAGCGGGTCAAGATCGCATAAGATCAAACGCGGACGGCCAAGAACGACTGGCGTCGGCGTTCCAGTCATAGTGCGTATGCACGCAACGCAACTGCGAATCATCGACCGCTGGCGCAAAGGCAAGGTTTCGCGCCCAGAAGCCATCCGCCAGCTCGTCGGCTTGGCGCTGAAACCGGAAATACGACAGTGAACAAGATAGCGAAACACATAGAGCTGCATTGCGGCGACTGCCGTGAGATCATGCGCGACCTGTCCGAGAACAGCATGGACGCGTGCGTGACCGACCCTCCTTACCATCTGACCACGGAGAAAAAAGGTGGGACTGGAGTTGCATCGCTCAACCTGAATTCTCCCGGCGGCCGGGCACGAATCAGCACCGGTTTCATGGGAAAGGCGTGGGATGGGGGCGACATCGCCTTCCGCGCTGAAACCTGGGCCGAAGTGCTACGCGTGCTCAAGCCCGGCGCACATCTATGCTGCTTCGGCGGCACGCGGACGTTTCACCGACTTGCTGCTGCGATCGAAGATGCGGGATTCGAGCTGCGCGACACCCTGATGTGGGTTTACGGCCAAGGCTTTCCGAAGTCGCTCGACGTGTCGAAAGCGATCGACAAAGAGGCAGGAGCGAGAAGGAAGGTTACTGGGCCTAGCCCTCGCCATGGAGGCGGAACCAATAATGTTTATGCGCAGGACAATTGGACACGGGAGAATATCAACAAACCAACCTATCTAACCGCCCCAGCCACCGACACCGCCCGCCAGTGGGATGGCTGGGGCACCGCGCTCAAGCCGGCATGGGAGCCGATCATCCTCGCCCGCAAGCCGCTGTCGGAAAGCACGGTTACAAAAAACGTGCTGAAGTGGGGCACCGGCGCGCTCAACATCGATGCAACACGTATTGCAACTGACGAGGACCCATCAGCTGCACGTCGCGTTACGGCGCGCAAGACTGGAAATGCACCGGGTCATTCTCGTGAATACACTCATACGATCAACGATCGATCATCACCGGAAGCATATGCACGAGAGCGCCCCGGTGAAGCGCTTGGGAGATGGCCCGCCAACGTCGTCCACGACGGCAGTGATGAAGTGGTGGGGATGTTCCCGCAGCAGAAATCGCCAAGGACGTACACGCAATCGGCGCCAGCCAAAAGCGGGCATCATTGCGGCCCCGTTCCAAAAGGCGAGATCGCTTTAGGTTTCGGTGACGAAGACTCTGCCGCCCGCTTCTTCTACTGCGCCAAGGCGTCGAAGGCCGACCGCGCTGGGTCGAAGCACCCGACCGTCAAACCGATCACGCTGCTACGCTGGCTGGCGCGACTGATCACGCCTCCTGAAGGCGTCATCTTGGATCCCTTCGCAGGCACTGGCACTACTGCCGCCGCAGCGCTGGCCGAAGGCTTCGAGGCGGTGCTGTGCGAGAATGAGCCGGAATACCAGCGCGATATCATGAAACGATTCGAAACAGGAGACTTGCCGATGCCATCGCGACACTCAACCGTAGCCGGTGGCAGCAGCGCCGCCCGTCTCGTCAACTGCCCAGGCTCGACGGCCATGCTGGCAAAACTGCCGTCAGTGGTCGATCGCGATTCGTCCTACGCGATCGAGGGCACTGCTCTGCACACCGTAATGGAACGGCTGGTCGCCGGCAAAGTGAAAATGACCAAGCTGCCGCCGATCGTCGACACTCATGCCGGACCGGTCGAGATCACCCTGGAACTCGCGCACGACGCCTTGGAACCGGCAATGGTCTACTGGAGCGATTTCAAATCCAAGGTCGATAGCTGGCTGCTCGAAACCCAGGTCGAGTTTCCCGGGCTCAAAGGCGCCTTCGGCACCGCGGACCTCATCGGCCGCGCCGAGAAGGCCAACATCACCTATGTGACCGACTGGAAATTCGGCGCCGGCGAGGGCGTCCGTGCCGTCTATCCGGACCCGGACAACCCGGACTACGAGATCGTCAACGAGCAGTTGATGTTCTACGCCGCTGCCGCGCGTCACACCAAACCCAAACTGTTTCCGCCGGGTTGCCGCGTCATCCTGACCATCGTGCAGCCGCGCGCCCGCGATCATGAACCGATCACCAGTGCCGAGGTCAGTCTGGCCGATCTCGATGCTTTTGCGCAGGAGCTGCGCGCCGCTGTCGCGATGACTGCAGTGGCCGATGCGCCGATCAAGCGCGGACGCTGGTGCCGGTTCCAGCCGTGCCAAACGATCTGCCCGCTGCACACCGGTCCGCTGTTCGATCTCGAAACCATCACGACGGACAAGAACGATCCGGTCTACCAAGCCGTGCTGCTCGATATTCTCGATGCTGCGCCGACTGTCGAAAATCTGATCCGCGAAGCGCGTACCCAAGCGCATCTGATTCTCAGCAATGGCGGCGAAGTGCCGGGCTGGAAACTGGTGGCAAAGCGCGGCACCCGGCAATGGACAGTGGACGCCAAGGTGTTGGCCAGGAAACTCAAGCTGCCGAAATCGAAACTCTACGACACCACATTGAAATCCCCGGCCGGCGTCGAAAAGATGCTGCCGAAGGGCAAGAAGCTGCCAGATGGATTGGCGACGATGGTTTCCCCGGGAACAACGATCGCGCCGGTATCCGACAAGCGTCTGGCGGTCACCGCAGACCCGAATGCGCTGGCGAAAATTCTCGTTGAAGCGCTCGGTGAGAACGACTAGCCTCGCTGTCACGGCTGATTGGCCGTTTGCCTTAACCGAAACCGAAACCGAAACCTGGAGCCGATCCCATGAACGACAACACACTCATCCCCACCAACGGCAACGGCAACCTTCCCGATTCCGAACTTCGCAGGCAGGAGCTGCTCGGTGGCCTTGCCAACATCAGCCATTCGATCGACGAGGCCGGCGGCGTCGCCTCGGGGCTGCCTTTCATTGGAATCAGCAGCGAAGGAATCTGGTGTTACGGCCAGGACCGCACCGATGTGCAACCGGGCTCGCACTGGGCCGTCGACGTCCGCAGCCTGAAACACGGCTTCATTGCGTGGCCGCCGGCCACTGTGAAGGAACGCAAACCGCTTGGTGAGCGAATGGTTCCGGCCAGCATGCCGTTGCCGCGACAAACCGAGCTGCCCGATGTCGGCGCGCCCTACCAGTTGCAGTTCTCGTTCGAGCTGTTGTGCATGGACGGCGAAGATGCTGGTGTCATGGCGCTCTACAAGAACGGCTCTTACGGCGCCAAGGTCATCGTACAGACCCTGGTCGAAGAGATCCGCAAACAGGCCAAGCGCGATCAGACGAAGCTGTGCCCTGTGGTCAAACTCGAAATCCGCAGTTACGTCCACAAGGAATGGAAGAAAACGATCTACAATCCGGTGCTCGAGATCACGCGGTGGATCACGTTCGAAGATTACGACAGTTCCGCAGAGCCGCAGCAGCCGGCAGCCGTGGCGCCGCCGCAACCGGCACCACAGCCGCAACCGGTCCGACGGCGACAGGCTGCCGCACCGCAGCCGGAACCGCCGCCGCCACCCCCGCCGCCGCAACCGACACCGCTGCCAACCGGGCGGCGCCGGCCGGTCCGCAGCCAGCCGACCGCCTGATCACCCCAAAGAACGAAGCGCCGCCGGCCCTTGACTGGCGGCATTTCAATGCTTGTGGTGGCACATGCAAGCCGGACGCTACGACCCGGAAAACCTTGTCTTTTTCGACTTCGAAACGCGGTCGCCAGTGCCGATCCGGCACGGCTCCTACCGCTACGCGGTCGAGGCCGACGCGGTGCTCCTGGCCTACGCGATCGGGCTCGGCCCGGTGCAGCTGGCCGATCGCGGCGGCGTTGCGCTGCGCTATGCCGATCTGCCGGACGATCTGCGGCAGGCTTTCGAAGATGGCAAGGTGTTCTGCGCCTGGAACACCGGCTTCGACCGCTGCATCTGGAACTACGCGCTCGGCGATAGCCCCTTCCTGGCCCCTGGGCAGGTCATAGACGCGCGTTCGACGGCACTGGCCCATAACCTACCAGACGACCTGGAAAACGCATCCACGAGGCTGGGAGGCCCGGGAAAGCGCAAGGAGGGGAAAGCCCTGATCGCCCGCTTCTGCGGCGCCCAGGCGGTGATGGCTGCCGCCGACCCGGAGGCATGGCGACGGTTTGGCGAGTATGCCAAGCAGGACGTCGAGGAGTTGCGGCGGGTGTTCCGGCTGATGCTGCCGGCGCTGACCGACTACGACTGGGGTGTCTACCAGGCCAACGAGGCCGTCAATGACAACGGCGCCGGGGTCGATCTTGCCTTCTGCCGGGAGGCGGCGCGGCTCGCCCACGAGGACACTGCGCGCACCAATGCCCGGCTCGCGGAATTGACCGATGGCGCCATCACCTCGATCCACCAGCATCTGCGCATTGCGCAATGGGTTCATGACCGGCTGCCGAGCGCCGAGGCCCGGCTGATCATGTCAATCGTCTACAAGGAGGAATCCGACAGCGAGGACGACGAGGATCTGGTCGAGAAAATCAAGCTCACGATCGCGCGCGGCGTGGTCGAGCGGCTGCTGGATTATTTACGCGGACCCACCAAGCTTGACACATTGAAAGCAGAAATGGTCGCCGCGCATCCTGATAAAGGCGGTTCATCCACGGCATTTATTCTGGCGCGAGAAGCCTACATCAGCGCGCGGCGATTGGTGCGTGGGATGAAAAAGCACACCGACAGCGCATTGATGGAGGTGCTGGAGCTGCGCGAGTTCGGCGCCTCGGCGGCGCCGAAGAAGTTCAAGGCGATTCTCGATCAGCACGTCGACGGCCGGCTGTATGGACAGTTCATATTCAACGGCGGCGGCCAGACTGGCCGCTTCAGCGGCCGCGGTGTTCAGCTGCAGAACCTGACCCGCACGGTGCTCGGCAAGGACGCTTCCGACGATTACGGCTACTGGGAGGATGCGACGGTCGCCCTGATCAGCGATGGCTGCTCGCTCGATGAGCTGGCGGCGCACGGCAATGGCGAGGTGCCGGCGCGCAAGCTGGCGCTGACGATCCGGCCGGCGTTCGTCGCCAAAGGCAGCCGGACGCTGATCAAGGCCGACTATGCGCAGATCGAGGCGCGGGTGCTGCCATGGCTGTCGAAATCGCGAGGCGGTGATGAGCTGCTGGATTCGTTCCGCCGCGCCGATGCCGATCCCACGGCGCCGGACCTCTACCGCGTGACTGCCGCCAGAATGACCGGCAAGAAACCGGAAGAGATCAGCAAGGAGGAACGCCAGAGGGGCAAGGTCGCGGTTCTGGCCTGCGGGTTCGGCGGCGGCCGCAATGCGCTGCACAGTATGGCAGCGAATTACCGAATGCACTTCACCGATGCCCAGGCGCAAGCGGTGGTCGATGCATGGCGGGCAGCCAACACATGGGCGCCGGCCTTCTGGGGCGGGCACGGCCGCATAGGCAGCTACGGCTTGTTCGGCGCAGCGCGACAGGCGATCGAGCACCCACAAACACCCATTGTTGTCGGCCGCGTCACATTCATCTACGTGCCGCTGCGGCGCGACGGCATGCTGTTGTGCATTCTGCCGTCAGGGCGACCACTGGTCTATCCGTCCTGCAAGATGCGTGACTACGACATCACTGACAAAGTGACAGGGCAAATCCTCGAAACCCGGCACGGGCTGACATTTCGCCGGGCCCACGGGATCGTTGCACTCTACGGCGGCCGGTTTGCGGAGAATATCACTCAAGCCACTGCTGCAGACCTGCTGCGTGAGGCGATCGTACGGCTGGTCAATGAAGGGTTCTCCGTGGTCTCGCACTCACATGACGAGATCGTGGTCGAGTGCGAGCGTCACGTCATCGAATGGACGACAGCGGCCATGAAGCGAGCAATGGTGTTCGACAGGCCATGGGCGGCAGGGCTGCCGTTGGCAGTCGATGTGACCGAGCGGTGGTTCTATTCGGCTAAGAAAGAACCTCCACCGACAACACTAGCGCTTAGAGCTGCCAAGTAAAAGCTCTCTATTCACTGATCGTTAGTATTGGTCTTGATTATGACCGGTGTCGGACTTAGGCTCGTGGGTTACGTCAATATGCAGAAATAACCCCACCCCCAACCTGTTGGGGTTGGAACCGCAACGGAACACAATCCAATGCGTCATAACCCTCATATTGCGTACCGCGCCATGCGAATCACCCCATTTGCGCGCGCCGGACCATTCCGTCCGTAGCAGAACTCGTTGTTTTTCATCCTCCATCCTGAACGAGGTCCACCCATGGGCAGCGTCCGTCATCTGTTTCCGCAATTGCTGAAAAACGGTTACGTTCCGATTCCGAACCGGGACAAGGCGTGCTACCTGCCGAAATGGCCGACCATCCTGGTCGATGACGATCAGTGCCGGCGCTGGACCCGGCAGCACCGCTGGCCGGCGATCGGATTGCGAGTCCAACCGCCGCTGCTGGTGCTGGATTATGATATTCCCGATACTGATATTCTAAATGCCCTCGAAAACATTACACCCTCCCTGGTCTTCGATGGTCTGGAACGGCACGGAAACCCACCTAAAACTGCGTTTTTCTTGCGGATGGCCGACAGCGACGAGCCGTTCCACGAAGCCCATACCCGCCGCTACACATTTGCCGGAGTGCCGAAGCCTGTATTCGCCGTGCAGGCTTTCGCGGGCGGCGGTGGCGGCCAGCAGTTCGGCGCGTTCGGTCCACATTCCCATGATGCCCGCGGGCAGGTGCTGCGAACCTACTCATGGGTCGACGATCGCTCACCCGCCACGGTGCCTCTCGACGAATTGCCGGAACTGACACGCAAGCAGGTGTTCGCGCTGCTCGACGCCGCCGATGCCGTGCTGGCGAGCTGGCCCGGGCTGGTCGTCGATCCGCAATCGAAACCAGCAGGTGAGGGATTCCAGGCGCCAATCTACGATCTCACCGAAGACATGTTGTTCCACGATGTCGAAGGCGTGGAATACACCTACGCAGAGCTGATCGAGCAAGCCAAGGCACGCAAGGAGCTGGGGCAGGAGGAACTGCGGATCACCGGCTCATTCACCAACGATCCGGTGTCGTCCGGATCACCGCGAGCCAAAGTGCACTGGAACAGCAGCACGGGAATTTCGATCACTGATTTCAAGACCGGCATCACACACCGGCCGCTGGCCGACACGGAAAACCTGGAAAAAATGCTCAGCGGGCTGGACATTTCGTGGCGATAAAAATCACCAACAACTACCTGCATGCGTGGTTACGCAAGCATCAGCGCGTTTCCGAAAGCTCGCTGGCGGCTACATTCGTCGAATTCGAGAACGAGCTGTGGCGATACAACGCAGATGACTATGTGTGGCTGCACTGGGTCGGAACCCACTGGGCGCGGCGGCAGACACCGGAGTTGCTCGATACGACGCGAAAATTCACGGTGACACTGACCAATGGATTCCAGAAAGCCACGATCATCACTCACGCCGAAGCTGTCAAGTTTCAAACCCAACGGGCGATCGGATCGATCGAGCGCCTGTGCCGCTCGATCCCACCATTCCTGGCGCGTGCCGTGCTGTTCGACGCCGACCCGCATCTACTCGGCACACTGGAAGGCACCGTCGATCTGCGCACCGGCGAGATGAAAGCAGCCGACCCGAACGATCACATCACGGTACTGACCACCGTGGTGCCGGCGCTGCCCGGCACGCCGTGCCCGCGTTGGCAGGCGTTTCTTGACGAGGTCACCAACGGCGACCGTGATCTGCAACGGACATTGCAACAATGGGCCGGGATCTCGGCATCCGGGACCACACGTGACCAGAGGATTTTGTTTTTGTACGGGCCCGGCCGCAACGGCAAAGGTGTGTTCCTGCGCACCATCGCCGGGTTGCTCGGCGAGCACGCTGTCAGCGCGCCGCGCGATCTGTTCATGGCCGGCGGGATGGGACATCCGACCGCGCTGGTCGACGTGGTAGCAGCGCGGATGGTGATGGCCAGCGAAATCCCGGAGGGCGCGACCTGGGATGCGGCGCTGATCAAGGACATCACCGGCGGTGACCTCATGCCGGTGCGGCGCATGCGCCAGGATTTCTACCAGGCCGCGCCGCGCTGCACGGTATCGATCTCGGGCAACGCCAAGCCGGAGCTGAAAACGGTCGACGAAGCGGTACGCGGCCGGTTCCTGGTCGGGACGTTCCCCAACGTCATCCCGGCCGAACGGCGAGTGCCGGACTTCGAGAAGGTACTGATCAAAACCGAAGGGCCGGCGATCCTGCGCTGGATCATCGATGGCGCGGTCGACCGGGAGCGGTCCGGCCGGCTCCACGTGGCTAAAATCATCACCCTCGACACCGAGGATTACTTCGCCGAGGAGAACATCCTCGAAGACTTCATCAACCACCATTTTGAGCGGGTCAATGACGCAGTCGAAAAGCACAACCGAGATTTCTGGGTGCCGACAAGCGAGGTTTACATGGCCTGGAGGGGCTATTGTGCCCTGTTTGGACGGGTCCCAGGGGCCAGGAACCCGTTCACAACGGCAATGAAAAATGCACGCATAGGTTATATGAGAACTGAGGATGGTCGCTATTTCACAGGGATTCGCAGACGCTTAGGCTCGTATTGAGCTTGCCGGCGGTTCATGACGCACTGACGGAGATGACGCAGTTTTCTCTCTTATAAGCGTTACGCGCGCGCGGAGCGTTATAAGAGGGAAAAGTGCGTCATGTGCGTCATGAAATGAACCGGTAAAATCGTACCGAATCGACCAGAAATGGCCCGGCGAGGAGAGGGTCGGCCGGTACTGGCCCGGCAGATCAGGGGTCGCGTCGGAGCCAGTCTAGCGTCGGCGGACCCTTATGGCGTGGGGACAGGATCAGCCAGCAGAAGTCCTGGGTGCCGCCGCCGGGCTTCTTGCCGGCTTTGAGGTAGGCACCTGGAGGCATGCTGGGGCGTGGTGTCAGCAGCAGAACCTTTTCGAGTGGGAGGTCCTGAAGCCAGCGTGCGGCGTTGAGGCGTCGCACCAGACAGATCAGCGCGACCTTGCGGGCTTTCAGATGCAGCGCGTGTTCGGCGAATTCCTGCACCAGATCGAATGGTGGATTGGTGACGATGCTGGTGTTGGCGAACGGACGGGTTCGTTTCAGGAAGTCGCCGATGGAGAACAGCTGGCGGCCGAGCTTGTGCCGGCCGCGATCGATGATGTCGGCGCCGGCGGTGAGGTAGCCTGCAGTAGATGCTTGATGCAGGATGGTGCCCCAGCCGCAGGCGGGATCGTAGATGACGCCGGGAAAGGATTCGGTGGCGAATAGGCGTTCGCTGCACCAGGACGGTTCGATGTACCAGCCATGGCGTTCTTTGGTGAAGATGTGGGTGTCGCGCGATTTCATTTCTGCTTTTTGGTCGTGATGGTTTGAAGTGTTTCAATGGTCTTATCGAGATTTTTCCTGGTTTCGCGTAACGCCTGCAGAGGCAGATCAATCCCTTCGGTATTGTACCCTTCTTCATCCCACCACGTGTAGAGAGCGCGGATGCCATCATGTTTTTTCTCGAAGGCTTTGATGACCTCTTGCAGGTCGAAGTAGAGTAGTCGTCTTTTTAGGTCAGCAATTTCCTGGTCTTTTTTCAACATGAGAGCTTTCAGTTTTATAAGTTCATCATTTTCTGTCATTGTATTCTCCATCCACCAAAGGCGATCCGCTTTGGGAGTGCTGATATCAGTGATCAGATAGCCGGTGTTCTGCGCTGGTCCCTGTCCGCCGAGCCGAGTCCAATTTGTCTGTGGGATGGTTCTGGTTTCCACTCTGCAGGGGACGACGCGCTGATCAGCTTCGGTGCGTGGCGAGGTGACGTGCGAGGAATTGTGCCCGGCCATGCGCTGTAAGCTGTTGCGCATGTCGTTGGCGGCGCTTTCCCGCGTGATGTTGTGCTTGTTGAGCCAATTGGCGATGACCTTGCCATTGACGTGGAAACCACGTGGCAGCAGCAGGATTTCCTGACGGGCGATTTCGAGTGTCGAGATCATCGTCGTCTGACTGCATTGGTAGTGTGCTTGCGCTTGCGGGCTGCGGTCGCCTTGCGTTTTGCTGCTTCCCATTCGGCCCATGAACTCGGTACATCGGGCATCGGTGTCGGTGATGCTTTCTCATCGAGCAGAAACTTTTCCAGGCTCATGAAGGTGTCAAAGGCTTCGCCCAGCTTCTCGTCGCTGATTGATTGCCGACTATCGGGGTGCAGTGCGCGTCGGATCTTGTTGAAGGTCTCTTTATCCATTGCCCCGCGCCGGTGCTTGTAGAGCTTGTCGGCCTGTTCGATTTTCTCTCTCCAGTGCGGCAGCACGATCTCGTCGATGCGGCGGCGGACCTCGTCCTCGACTTTGCCGCGGAAGGCGGCGTCGAGTTTGGCCTGATGCTGGCGGATCGCGCGGTCGAGCTTTTCCTGCGCGGTTAGTGACATGGACTTGGGATCGATCTCTGGATCGGCCTGGGCTTCGCGTCGGCCTTGCTCACGGGTGGCGGAGAGTTGCACCACGTGTTCGCCGACGCCGAGCTGATCGGCCACTTCCTTGCGGCTCTTGCCTTCATCGAGGATCAGGCTGGCGGCCAGTTTTTCCTCATCTGGGCTTAGTTTGTGGTTCTTGGAGCGGCCTTTTGGCCGTCCAGCGCCCTTTGGGTTGGTTGCGGTCTTGTCATGTTTTGATTTGCCATCGACTGGCAAATTAGCGAGATCGATTTGGACAGTCTGACGGCTCACATTCATGGCGTCGGCGATGGCTTGCTGTGTCCATTTTTCCTTGATGTAGAGATGTTCAGCGATGCGTTTGCGGTCGTTGGGCGTCAAACCTTTGCCCCCGGTGTTGGAAGCGATGGCGAGCTGCAGGCGCTTAGTATCGGCCTCGTCGCCCTTGCCGAATTTCAGTTTGACGATCACCGGAGTGATTTTGAGTTCGGCAGCGATTTTGATCCGGCGATGACCGACGATCACTACGCCGTTCTCGTCGGTGAAGGCGGGGAGGTGCTCGATCCAGCCAGCACGCTTGAGCGATTCACGTAGGTCGTCGTCTTTGCCGGTCAGCTTGCGGATGTTCTCGGCAAACCTGCCACCATCGGGGTCGAACAGGCTCTTGCTTGTCGTGTCGGTCATGTGGTTTCCTTTCGAGTGAGCCGGGAGGTTGCCCTCCCGGCGGGGAAGACTTATTCGTCGTCTTCCATCTCGGGCGGGACCACTTCGCCCTTGAGCATGTTGCGACGCTGCTTGCGGGAGGCGTGGTAGCGACGCAGCACGACACCGAGCGCCGAGTTGATGATGGCGAGCTTCTCGGCGGCAACTTCGGTGCTGCCGATCTCCTTGGCCTTGTCGCGGATGATCATGCAGGCGAAGATGTTGTCGGCAGCCAGCGATCCTTCGACGGCGTGAGAATCATAGACGGCCCGCAGATATTCGCGGTACTTCGGGTTTTCACCGACGAGGACGCGATGGATATCCTCGATCAAATCGTTGAGCGTGCGCTCCGCTTTCATGAAGCGTTGCCAGTCTTCGATTTTTTCGGGGAGAGGGGGCGCCTGCTTGAGCTGTGGCGCGTTACGGTTAGCCATTTAGTTCTCCTGTTCTGCAAGACACAATGCTTGCATGGAGGACTTTGACACAAGAAGCAGGGTTGGGCAACATTTGGGTGACCGGAGGTGAGATAAGATGGATCGAGGTTTGGAGCTGGCGGTGAAGGCCGCAGGGGGGCGGGCGGCGCTGGCGAGGCGGCTGGGACTGTCGAAGCAGGCAGTGACGCGATGGGCGCGAGTGCCGGCCGGTCGGGTGGTCGCGGTGGCCAAGGTGACTAGGGTGTATGCGGAGGTGCTGAGGCCCGATCTGTTTGGCGCTGTGGTGCGTCGGGTGCGGCGGGCTAGTAGGGTAGCGGTGTGAGGGGAAAAGTCGCTGTACGGGCTTCCTACGGGCGTGGCGGGGCTTTACAGCGAGGGTGGAATGGTCTAGTGGGCGGGAGTGCTCTCCTGATTCGGGGAGCAAATGCGTTTGCGCGGGGAGGCTTTGCTGGATTGGCTCGTCGCAAGATGCAACCCGATCATGGAACAGCGTGCGTTGCGGCAGATCAGCCGGTGCGGCGCGTGGGGGTTCTCGCCATCGTATTGGGACGGACGCGAAACGCGTCGCCGGGCGTTGTATCCCTCGTATCTGTTCGTGAATTCACCCAGGCGGTTCTATCAGCTGCTTTCGGTCGATGGTGTCATCGGCTTGGTGTCGCGGCGCACCGAGCGGGTGCCGTTTCGCAGCGAGGCGCTGGATACGGCCGTGGAGAAGCTTGCCATGGCGGCTGATGCGGAGGGGCGGGTGCCGGCGCCGCCGAGAATTCTTAAGTCCAAGTTCAACCGCGGTGATCATGTCTACGTGACGGCTGGGGTGTTTCGTGATCAGCGTGGTGTGTTCGAGACTTTTCGGGAAGGTCGTTCACAAGTGTCGTTGGCGTCGGGCGCGATGCTGACGCTGGCGGATTCCGATCTCGCTCTGTTGGAGCGGCGCGCGGCGAGCCCCCATAACTAGAACAGCAATGGGCAGACCGGGTGCGTAGGCCCTGGTTTGGGGGAGTGCGAAGCATGGACGTTGGAAACGTCGGGACACTGCCGCCGGGGACGAGCCTGTCCCGTGCTTCGCATGCGTGGGAGTATGAATGCTTCTCGCGACTGGGCCCGCTGACACGTGACGTGCTGAACTATGCGTTGCTGCCGATCTCGGCAGCGGATGTGTACGTGTTCTGGGAAAGGCGAGGGGCGTTGAACGATGCTCGGATCGCTGAGGATTTGAAAACGCGGGTCGCGACATTGACGGGCGTGCCGTACGCACGCGCTGTGGTGCAGAGGAGATATGGAAAAGGTAAACAGTTGGGAGCAGCGGTTCGAGAGGAGCGCTTGGTTTCGGCTGCCCAAGGAGCTGAGGTTTCGGTGGTGGCGTGAAACTCAGTATAGCGCTTTGGAGCCTAGTGAAGAGTTGGTCAAGGAAGTACAGAAAGTGTTGGCGCTGAAATAGCGCGGGTATAGCGATGAAGAAGCCAAAGAAGCGACCTGGGTTCAAGAAGAGGTCGAGCGGGCGTGCTTTCAAAAAGGGGGATAAGAAGCCTGTAACCTCGGGGCGGCGGAAGGGTGTTCAGAACCGGGTCACGTTGCTGGCGAAGGAAATGATAGAGGCGGCGTGTAATGAAATAGGTGGTTTGCAGCGGATGGTGAAATGGATACTACGCTCGGACAAGAACGAAACTATTTTCTGGGGTTCGATATATCCGAGAATGCTGCCGCTGCAGGTCAATGCGATGATCCAAAACAATGTGAATGTTCGGATCACGCGCGAGGAGCTGGCGAAGCAGTTGGAGGCGAAAGGTTTGCCGCCGCTGGTGTTTGGGCGTGACAAGCCGAAGGAGATCACGGTTGATTACAGCGCTGGAGATCAGACCGGTGACGTTTCGGCAAGCGGTAGCGTTCGTGGGGAAACACCATCGTCATAACAAGCCGCCACGTGGGCATAAGTTTAGTATTGGATTGTTCAACGGAAAACTTGTTGGCGTGGTCATGGCAGGTAGACCGGTGGCGCGGGCGTTCGACGATGGATTGACATTGGAGATCAATCGTACCTGTACTCTGGGGCACAAGAACGCCAACAGCATGTTGTACGGTGCGGCGTGGCGGGCAGCGAAGGCGATGGGGTATCGGCGGGCGGTTACGTATACACGCAAGGATGAGAGTGGCGTGTCGTTGCGCGCGGCAGGTTGGCGTAAAATTGCGGAGTTGCCGGCGCGTAGTTCATGGGCACAGAGCACCAAAGACAAGCGTTTGCATAAGATGCGTGATGCTGATGGTCCTGGTGGCGTCGATCGTATTCGTTGGGAGATTCCATGATTGTGACGATGACGACACGAAGGGGGTTGATAACGGGGCTGGTTAGTTTGTTCGCGGTGCCTGTGATCGTACGTGCGGATTCATTGATGCGTGTGCGTGGCGTGATCCTGCCGCAGGAGGGGTGGGTGTGAGATGAAAGCGACGGACATTGCCGCCAAAGCGGCCGAACTCATTGGCGGCGAGCGTGAGCATGTGCATGGCGACAAGTACACAAACCACACCCGCATTGCGGCGGTATGGAATGGCATTCTTGCTGCGGCTGACAAAGCGCCTGCGACGCCGCTCGACGCCCATGATGTTGCGAACATGATGGAAGGTCTGAAGATCGCTCGGCGTTACACCGGCCGTTTCAATATCGACGACTATATCGACGGCGCTGGTTATGCGGCTTGCGCTGGTGAGATTGCTGCGAAAGATAACGGATGATCCATGCACGGTGGTTTTGACCTCGTCGATCCCAGTGCTGCGGTGCCATGGGAATTGATGGCGCAGGATGAATCGCGCGAAAGTTTCTGGGCGTTCCGGCAGTACATCAATTATCCGCGGTTGGTTCGAGGCTGGTGGACGCGTGAGGTGGCGTTGGAGTTGCACCGGTTTTGGAATGATTACAGTCGTGGACGCCGTCCCAAGCTGTTGATACAGTCGCCGCCGCAACACGGAAAGTCGACTGCGATAATCGACTGGATGGCGTGGGTGATCGGGCAGAAGCCGGAATTGAAACTGATATTTGCATCGTTTTCGGAGCGGTTGGGTATCAGGGCTAATTTGAGATTGCAAAGGATACTCAGTTCGGAAAAATACAAAGGTATATTCGGGAAGGATTTGCTGGCCAACAGTCCGCAACGCACGGTGAAATTTTTCGAGCTGGAGAATGATGGATATTTCAAGAATACGACGTTGGAAGGTCAGATTACAGGCGAGGGTCTGGATTTGGGCATCGTCGATGATCCCATCAAGGGCCGCGCGGAGGCGTCTTCGGAACTTATTCGCGACAAAGCTTGGAATTGGATGACTGACGATTTCATGTCGCGCTTCGCCGACAACGGCGCGATGCTGATGATTATGACCCGTTGGCACCTCGACGATCCGGCTGGGCGTTTGATCGCGCAATATCCTGGGGTTCGTGTGCTGTGCTATCCGGCGCTTGCCGAAGAGAATGAGACTCACGAGGGGCTCGACGGGCAGCCGGTCACACGGCGGGTTGGCGATCCGTTGTTCCCAGAGCTGAAGAGCCTCGAATTCTTAACTAAGCAACGTGCGGTGATGACGCTGGCCGGCTGGCAGTCGGTGTATCAGCAGTCGCCGATCGTCGCTGGTGGCGACATGTTTCCGATCGACAAGATCGAGGTGGTGCCGGAACGACCTTCCCCTTCCCTGGTGGCCTCAGCAGCGCGCTACTGGGACAAGGCCGGGACCTCGGAGGGCGGCGCATATTCGGCGGGTGTGCTGATGCTACGCATGAATGACGGCACATTCACTGTTGCCGATGTGCGCCGCGCCCAGTGGGGCGCGCTGGAGCGCGAGCGCGTCATTAAGCAGACGGCGCAGATCGATGAAGAGCTGTATCCGTACACCAAGATTTGGCTGGAGCAGGAGCCGGGATCGGGAGGCAAGGAAAGTGCGGAAGCATCTATCCGAATGCTTGCTGGTTTTAGTGCTGAGGCTGATCGTGTTACCGGTGATAAGGTTGCTCGCGCTGATCCATTCGCAGCACAGTGGCAGGCCGGAAACGTACGGATTGTGCGTGCCGGATGGAACCGTGATTACCTGGACGAGCACGAGCACTTCCCCGTCGGCAAGTACAAGGATCAAGTAGACGCATCGAGCGGCGCGTTCAACAAGATTGCTTCGAAGTACCGATATCCGAGCGATCTTTCGTGGGTGAAGTGATGAAGTCTGCGGCGCACAAACAGGAGCTGAAGGCGAAGCGCGCACGCAAGGCAGCGCTGGCGTTCGAGCTGCGTCTGGTCTGGCTGTTGGCGCGGCGTGACAACTATTCACGTACAGTTCAGGAGTATCTCAACAACGCGCGGCGCTGGATTGCATGTGGCGACATTCCGCGGACATATAAGCGAGAGATGAAGAAATGCCCGAAGCTCAAGCTGGTGTCGTAGTCAAGCTTCCGGTGAACAGTTGGGCGCAACGACGCTTGGCGTGCTGGCACAAGCGCGAGCGTTTGATTGCTCAGCGCGATCGGCTCATCCGACGTATCGATGCTCTGACATACATGATTGAGAAGATCTATTCTCCGGAAGCAGAACGGCGTTCCGCCGAATTTTGGGAGCAAATGCGTGAACGAACCTAAGCCACTTAGGTGCTGCTTCGGTTGCGCGCAGCCGATCGAGGAGGTGGAGGAGGCGACGCGCGATCTGCTCGGTCGTATGTGGCACCGCGCGTGTTACGATAGGGCCGCCGAGAATTTTTTGACCGATGTCAAGGCAAAGCTGCCGCGGCACGTATGATTGAGTTCTTACGGCTGCTGCTGTTCTGGGTGGTGATGGTGGTGTTTTTCTCGATGATCTTTTTCGTGGTCTTCGAAATGATGAACCGGGCGGTGGTGGAATGACGCACGCACAGTTGCTGTTCTTTTTAGCTGATAAAGCTAAATCCGATGATGCAACGATGTACACGTAGTTCGTTGAGCTGTTCAGTGATCCGATCGCGCTGACAATTATTCTCTGCACTGTGCTGTTGTCAGGGGTATTGGTGCTGTGGATGACAACGTGATGTTGGACGTCAAAAAAAGATGGAAGAAATGGTGCCTCGCTGCTGCACGTCGCGAAGGCGATGTGGAGGTCAGTGCTGGGCGCATTGAGCTTGCTGTCAAAGACCAAAGCGGCGCACTGATTACGGTTGGCGCTCATGTGCGCTTCGATGATCGGGTGTATCGTGTCACCGATGTGTATCGCGGCAAGCTGTCGATCATCGGCGTGCAGTTGCGGAATGGCGTTTACTGCGAGCTGCTTGCTGATCAGGTGGAGCTGGTAAAGGAGTCACTGGGCGACCCTGACTGCGAGGTGTGCCATGGCACCGGCACGATCCCCAATCCCGATCCACGGTGGCCCGGGACCTATGCGTGGTGTTCCTGCCTCAAAACTGATCGACCGCGAGACCCGCCGCAGCGCGGTCCCCTGCAATGGCTGCACACTGTGTTGTCGTACTTTGATCGTGCCGCTCGCGGAGGAAGAGTTTGAATTGTACGATTGGGTCTGGATCGAGAAGGACGGCAAGCGCCTTGGACGCGCTCTTAAGCGTCGTCCTGATGGTGCTTGCGTATATCTCTCTGATGATCATGGATGCACCATTCACGGCCGCGCTCCTCACGTTTGCCAGCGTTTTGATTGCCGCGACCTTGTTGTGAAGTGGAATCGCAACGAACGTCGCCACATGGTGAACTCGGGCCAGTTGCCGAAGTCGTTGTTCATCAAAGGACGCGAGATGTTGGGGAAGATGAAATGACTGGGCCGGGCGCTGAGGAAGAGATTCAGGAATATGGCGCCGACTATGGACGCAAGCCCAAGCCTGCGTTCCGTCTCGCCATGCGTCATGAAGGCGACAAGTGGAACGCGTACGTTGCGCGCCCGAACACCATGGACGGCGCGATCTGGATCGGCTCGATCGCGATGCGGTTCGTCGAGCACGACAAAATTCGCAAGGATGCGTTCCTGGCGATCATGCGCGACGCACTCGCTGCGCTGGCCGAGGAGGTCACGGGAGGCAAGATCGGTTGGGACGACCCGGTCGCTGCGCCCGAGCATGAGAGGATGAAGACGTGAGGTGGCTGCTCGGCTTCCTGGTGACAGGCAAGTGGCAGTGCTCGATCTGCGGCAAGTACAGCGACACCAAGCGCGGCGTGTGCGTGCCGGTGAGGTACAAGTGAATTTGAAGCTGGGTTTGAACGTCGAAGCGTTGCGGCTGTTGTCTCCAGAGGCGCAGCAGTGGTTTCCATATACGATGCAGGATGTGGAAATGTTCAGCGACCTTTTGAACGAGTGGAAGGTTGAGCCTAGCCTCGATCAAATACGTGTTGTTATTCTTGGACAGATCATGCGGCGCTGGGATTTGAGTTGGTATGTGAAGCGCGCAAAAGTAAGGTTAACCACTTAACCACAGGAGACCATGATGAGCGCAAAACCGGTAATGATGACGGGCGTGATCTATCCGATGGACAAGATGCATGCGCCAATGGCGGTGTCATTCGTCGGCAATGCGTGGGACCCGACGCTGAGTGTTGGCGGCGGACCGGTAATTCCACCCGAGCAGCCACCCGGCGTGCCGATCCATCCGATCTGGGGACCTCCAGGGTTCAACCCGCCAGGGCCTGGAATGCCTCCTGGCATCGGAGGTGGGCCGATCATTCCCGATCCGCCGACCGAGCCGCCGCAGCCCGAGCCGCCGCCGATCACCATCGTGATCAAGCCGCCGCCTGCTGAAGGCGGCTGGGGTTGGATGGGGCCGCCCATCAACGCGTGGGGCTATTTCCCGCCGCCCGGCACGGCTGGGCCGAAGCGTTAAGCTCGTTCAGCCTCCGCCCGGTCGACGGGCCGGGCGGAGAGTAAAACCATGGGCAAACGCTTGTTGATCACGCTCGCGGTCATTCTCGCCGTGATCTTCGTGCTGTTCATGATCGGCAGTCTGGAGTGGGACGGACATTTGCGGATTGGACCTGAGTGAATCCAGGCGTGAGTGAAGAAGCCGGTCAGACCGCGCGTAGTGTCATCGAGGCGCTCAAGAGCAACCCCGCCACTTTGGCTTTGATCGTCGCCAACACCGCGATGCTGATCTTCATTTTCTATGCGCTGGCGAAGGGCGCCGAGTTTCGTGACACCATGATCAAGCAGAATTTCGAGTATCAGCGCGAAGTATCGCAGTTGTTGGCGCGTTGCGTGGTTCCGAAGTGATCTGCCCACGCTGCGGCCAGCCGATGCTGATCGGCGGCTTTCGCGGCTATTGTTTTCCGTGTGCCGCAAAGGAGGCCAACATGGCTGAAGAGAAAAAGCCTGAACCACCGAAGCAACCTAAGCCGCCGCCGAAAGAGGACGAGGCGCACAGGAACCGCGCGCCCGAGGGCCAGCCGGCGACTGTGGTGATTCCGCCGAATCAAAGATGAGAGACATCTGGCACGCATTGGAGTGGAACGAGCAGCGTGATGCGCTGGTGCGCAATCTAACCTCGATGATCCTGAGCTGGGATCAGAATGGTCACTTGTTCATGCACCGTGACGACATCAGCCAGCTGGTGCATGCTGTCGAGCTGCTGAAACGTTGCCAGCTGAAAGAATAGGACACGCGGCCCCCAGCCGCGTTCAAGGCTGCTGCACCACGCTCATGTCCCCCAGACACCCCCCAGAGAGCGCAGCAGCCTTCTTTTGAATTTCCACGCGGCCGGGAAATCCGCGTGGGATAGAAGGCCGCCTCGCGTCTCAACGATGCGGCCTTCCCTTCAGGAGGAACATGAGTGGACTGGGATTCGCTGTGGCAGGACTGCGTTCCGGAGCGCACACGGTTGATGCTCAGGCGTGTCAACGCAGCCGAGCATCGCGCCAACAATGCGCTGGCGCTCGCCGACGAAACGCACACCAAGCTGGAAGGGGTCAAGGTTGATCTCGCGCGCGCCAACGAGCGCATCAAGTTGCTCCAGGCTCAGTTCTCGGAAGAGGGCTACTGGGAAAAGCAGTGGCGCAACGAAGCCGCGGCGCGCCAATGGGCCGAGGCCAAGCTGAGTGAGAAACGTGCAAGTGTTAAGTGAGGTGAGATGATGCGACGGATCGCAATCTCGTCGGGACACGGCAAATACATCAGGGGCGCGCGTGGCAATCCGGTCCCGCCCCAGCTCGATGAGGTCGACGAGGCTCGCCGTGTGGTCGAGCATGTCGCCGACTATCTGTCGTCTGCCGGTGTGCAGCACGTCACCTTCCACGACAACACCAGTCACGATCAGAACACCAACCTCAACGCCATCGTGAACTGGCACAACAAGCAGTCCCGCGATCTCGATGTCTCGGTGCATTTCAACGCCTACGATCACACCGCGCACGGTGTCGAGGTTTTGTACGTGACGCAACAATCTCTAGCGAACGAGCTGTCGTCCGCGATCTCGGTGGTTGGCCATTTCACCAACCGCGGACCGAAGAAACGCACCGACCTATTCTTTTTGAATAATACGTCAAAACCGGCAATACTCATTGAAACCTGTTTCTGCGATAATACCGGAGACAGCAATAACTATAACCAGTATTTTGACGCGATTTGCCATGCCATCGCCGAGACGATTGCCGATGTATCAATTTCTGATACGCCGGGTGGACAGCCGCCCACCGAGCAGCCGCCGAGCACTCATGACCCGTGGTCAGTGCCGATCGACAGCCGCTCCGTGGTCGGCATGGGCGATACCGGTAAGGACGTGGCTGATCTTCAGCAGATGCTGCCGCGGTTCTCGGGTAATGTTGACGGTGACTTCGGGCCGATCACCGAAGGTGCGGTGTTCGACTATCAGCGCACCCGCGATCTCGATGTCGACGGCGTCGTCGGCCAGCAGACCTGGGGCGCGCTGTACGAGCGCAAGCCTCCGGTGCGAACTCCCACCCCTCTCTCCCCGGTGGAGCAGGAGCGCATCAAGAAGATTGCGCGCGAATCCTCGATCGCCGAGTATCCGTGGAAGGATCGCGGTGTCGCGCCTACGGGGTATACACAAGGAATGGCACTGGCGTTTGCGAGTTCATATCGCCGGCTGCTCGCCGAGCATCCCGCCGTGCTGGAGATGGCAAAGGCGCGCACCACTTCGGACAAGGATGCGCTACATGTCTACAAATCCAAGTTCGATCAGCTCGGAATGTCCAACGAAACCGGCGGCGCCGATACCCTTCGCCACCTCTACGCCCTTATGTTGGGGTCCGGAATGCGCGAGAGTTCGGGACGATATTGCGAGGGCCGTGACCTATCTGCGAGTAACGTGCAGTCCGACACTGCGGAGGCCGGGCTATTCCAAACCAGTTATAACGCTCATTCCGCTTCTGATCCTGAGTTCTCAGGTCTGATGTCGGAATACACCGATGATGGCAGTGCATGTTGGACTCCGACCTTTGCCGATGGCGTGTCGTGCAGCTCCTCGGAATGGGACTGCTACGGTTCCGGCTCCGGCTACAAATTTCAGGAGCTGTGCAAGAACTGTCCGATGTTCGCGGTCGAGACCCACGGCCTGACCTTGCGAAACCTGTGCAATCATTACGGCCCGATCGTCCGCAAGGA